AAGGGTGATTCCATTACTACTAGCTACTATTCTTCTGATAGTCAAAGACCCTGCATCAATATTACCTGCAGTGTTTACAGCTGATTGAAAGACATAAGTTTGAGTACCAGATACATAGTTTACAGATGCCGGGGAGACAAGACTTCCAATACTTCCAGGTGTACCTGCTACAGCTGCTCCGTTAGTAATTTGTACAGCAGCTCCTGTAGAGTTATTGTAATACAAATCACCGTTGTAAGAGTATACAGCTCTAAGCTCAGAAGAAGCTAGAGCACTACCTTGTGGAGAGAAGTAGGTGGCCTTGAGATTGATAGCACTATTGCCGTTAAAAGTAAGGTCAGAATTGATATTAAGACCTGAAGGCTGAATCTGTACCCCGTTACCAGAGGCGTGATTATGTTGATCAAGGATTGATAAAGAGCTGTTTAAATCTAATGCCCAATTAGGTCCTGGCTCTTGTCCTACCGTTGGTAGAATCAGCGACATATTAGGGGAAATTGTATTAGGCATATAGTCCTCTTAAAACACGTATAAGTCCACAGTTACAGGAGCCGAGCTATTAAGTATAAGTGTACGGCTCTTTACTTGATTAGAGTCTTGTTTATCATATATTACAGCAGCTGCCCTTACTCTAACCAACATCCACCCTTGCAACACTCTGCCTAACTTATGATCAATAGTATTATCACCGGCTTTTAACACTACACTTTGCAATGTAACACCGTTATTTGTAGGCAAAGCCAAGATAGGATTAATAGAGCTAGCCCATGCTGTCTGCATTAGCATAAGACTTTGATCATCTGACTTATAGATAGGCAGTGACATCAATAGCCTCCAAAGCTTCCGTCGCCATTAGGTGAACCGTATCCACCCCAACGCTCACCAAAGGTGCGAACATCAGAAATGGTATCTGGTTGCCCAGCATCCCTGTTCATAGCGGAAGACTGTATACGGTCAATTAGCATTTGTTTTTGTGCCATTAACACTGTAACATCAGATTCTTCTTTTTGCAAGCATTTAATAGCTGCATCAACTATAACATATTCCACCCATCCGCTAATGCTCTGTAACATATCGCTATCTTTAAGCAACGTAGCTACACGAGGAATATACCATAATCTGATATATTGATTAGCACTTGGGGTAGGTATGAAGAATAGTGTATTACCGACTACGCGGTAACGAAGATTAAATACGCCGAGGAAAGTAGAGGTAACGTTAGGAAAAACATACCTATTTCTGCTAATAAAGTCAAACTTGTGCAGTGTCACCCAGGCGTTATTATTAGCACCTAGTCCGCAGTCAACACCTAATAGCTTATAGAAAGCAGGAGCTCCACTAAAGTTGCTACCATTAGGCAATGTATACTGGCTAGTCGAACCGTCTGTTTGAAAGGTGAGGGGAGGAGCTACATAGTAATCCTCATACAGGGTTACGAGCAAGTCGTAAAGCTCTGTATATGATTGATTGATATAGCTATTCCATTCTTCCTTTGTAACAAAGTTACTATTCACTCTATCAGCTCTTTGCTGAGCTAATAAGCGTACTTGGCCTAACGACATTTCGCCGGTTAGAGCAGGTACAGCTGAAACTGAACTACTAAAAGATGATTGGATTCCGTTAGTTGAAGCTACTCTGTAGTAATACGTAGTGCCAACAATGACAGAAGGATCAAGATACTCAGCCGCAGTAAGAGTGGCAATAGTCGAGAAATTGACATTGTCAGTACTCCTCTGTAAAGGGTATCCCGTGGCTCCTGCCACTTGGTCCCAAGAAAGGTAAATTTGTCCATTACCTTGTTGGGCAATAAGGTTTTGAGGTATTGATGGTGCAGGCACACGCGCTCCTATGGAAGGGGGCCCAGGGACTGCCTAGGCCCTTTCGTCGTCTACGACTTTGGCGAGCTTAGGGAGCAGTGCTGTTACGAAGTACTAACACCATTTTACGAGATTCACCGGAAGATAAATATGTTCCGGCACCTGTAACAAGACTTGCAAACTGTATATCAATAATTTTATTTTGCACGTCATCATTATCTAATGACATAAGTACTGCAGCAGATACTGGATTAACAGGAAGTTGTTCCACCATTAGAAGTTTTACGTAAGCATCTTGCATGGTAATTCTGTATTTACCTGCAGCGCCTAACTTAGTGATAGATTCAATACCTTTGCTGTTAGCAGCATCTAGGACTGGATTTCCACTACCATCGATCGAGAAGCTTAGGAACAAGCTTACCCGCATTTTTTCTAAACCGAAAGAGAATTGATTAAAAAGCCTATTAGCCATTTTAATGCCCTTTATTTGCCTCCGTTCACATTCACCGTACCTAAGGAGGCTTAGTAGGTCCGGGTGCAACCTAGAGCATTCTAGGCGTCATAAATGCCATATCAAACTATAGACACCAAATAAGTCTAGCATTTCCAACGCTTAAGCGCAGCACCCTTAGGAGTAAGTTTACCGTCTTTTGAGGTAGGACCTGACACTCCGGACATTCTTGCGCAGAAAGATTTACGTCTTTTCGCGGCCTTAGATCCGGGTTTGACTTTTCCAGTTACAGGTCTTTTTAAATTACTACCGTGTTCCCTGTTATACTTTTGACGGTAAGAGTCGCTTAGTCCACCAGTGCGACTATGCTTTTTAGGGTTATATCTCAAAAAAGGCTTGGAGTCTTTAATACGCCCTCCACGAGCCATTCTTATAATTTTAGCGATTCTGTCTCTCATAAAACAAAAGCCCTCAGGATTTCTCCCGAGGGCCTCCGTTAGCTATGCTATTAAGCAGATAGCGTGATTACGCAATTCCAACCGGGAGCATTGCAAACCAGATTCGCGTAATAACCGATTCTGATTTCTAATGCATCAGCTGTGCCAACTCGTAATCCTTCCAAACCTTCTAGCCCGTAGGTTAGAATGTGAGGCGCTTTACCGAGTGAGCGGAGCTTCCAGGTATCCATTTGCAAGAGGTATGCCGTGTTAGCAGGGCAACTTCTGTCAGGAATTACTGTGATAGGACCGTATGGAGCGTGTACACGGATACCGGCAAACGCTATGTCGGCCTCTTCGTGTTTGACATCGACATACTGCACTTTTGCTCCCAAACTCTTCTCCAAAGCGGCGTAACTAGCGAATGACATGAAGCACATGTCAGGCTGTCCACCTTCTCGGGCTACGAGAGAGGATCCGTCGATTAGGGCTTCTTCGATTGACTGGCTTGCACCATTATATCGAACGCCAGCAAGACGGGTAGGATCTGCTGATCTGTCTACGTTCCAGAAGCTGTCTCCAGGAGCTGGTGCTACCTTAGGAAGCCATGCTCCTAATCCGCTTACTTTTAAGTAAGAAGAAGTAGAAGTGGATCCACCGGAAGCCACGTCACCTTGTACAGACATATAACCCGAAGCTGCCCAATTTGCAGACAGTGGGTTAGCGGAAGCTGTTCCACGGAGTACGCCGGATGAACGGTTTACTGCTGTAAGAACAACTGTATCGGAAGAAGGAGTTCCTCCGTCTGTAGCAGATACTACAAGAGTCATGCCAACTTCGAAGTTGACTACTTCTTGGATATTTGCCAACTGGATTACAGTAGCTCCAACTGCTGTGGAAGGGGAGCTGATAGTCAAGATTTGACCACGGCTACCTGTACCAGACTTGAACAGATCGAGTGCCAAGTCGTTTGAGATATTGCGGAAAGCAGTATCCATAACGAGCTTTGCTTCGTCTACAAAAGCTCCGGCGTTATCCTTTGTAGCTTCCAATAGTTCGTTAGTGATAGTAGCTAACTGATAGTTGCTAATACGATAAACGAAGAAGCTTGAGATTTGAGGAGCAGTCTGATTACCTTGAGCGTTGCTGAAGGTAGCAGATCGGCCTTGCGGTGTACCATACACCAAAGGCACTGGAATGTATTTACCAGCAAATCCACTTGGGCTTTCGTCCTTGGGGATGAGGCTGAGCAAAGGATTCTTTTTATAGACTAGATCCTTCATATAGTCGTCACCAGTATAGAGCTCTTTTAGCGCTGCTACCTGGTTACTTACATTTGCGTAAATTGCTGACATAAGTCACCTTATTTTAATTCACCTTTAAAGGCCGCAATAGCTCTTGCTCTGCGATCTTTATTGGATAATGGTTTAGACGAAGACACAATTGTATTCGTCAATGTTTTTGTTTTGATTTGTGGCTTCTGACCTTGTGGTACTTCTGTCCCAGAATCTGCAGCTACTGGTGGAGCTAATTTAGACTGTACTTTTTTCAGCTTCGCCATCGTAAGGGCTTCGTCTAATAGGTATTCTTCTACCATATCAGCAGCTTCCTCGGCGCTTAGTAGTACACCATCCTCATCATAAGTTTGCTTAATCAGTTCCACTACAGCTTCATGGGCTTTAGCGGATTGGATGGTCTCATAAGCCTCGTTACCGTCAACCAACATTTTAACTTCTCGGCTGACCTGTTTCACGGCTTGTTCATAGGCCGCTTTTTGAGCGTCCTGAATTTTTGTAAATTGTTCTTGTTGGCTATTTTTGATAGACTGTAGTTCTGCTTTAATACGCCGTAGCTCGATATCATCTGGACGGCTGTTAAGCAAAGCTTCAGCTATTTGATCATGAGTAAGACCAGCTTCAGCTAATACAGAAAGGGGATCGCTTTTGAGTCTTTCTGTTAAGCTTGACTGAGCTTTAGCTTGTTGTTCTTGGATAGCTCTTTGTTGCTCTTGCAATTGTCTTGCCTGAGATCGTAGAGCTTTCTCTTTTCTAGCCAATTGAGCAAAACGCTCTTGTGCAGGATCTGGTTGCTGAGCTTTTTGTTGCTCAACTACCGGTGCCTGTTCTTGTTGTTCAGTAGCTACAGGGGCTACTGCGCCCTTCACTTCGTTTGACATTTACACTCCTATTAGGTTTGAGGGATCATTGGTGATGTAGGCAGCGGCTCTGCTACTGCTAATGGCGCTGTTCCAGGCATTGGAGCAGGCATTGGAGGCTGAGCTGCCATCTGCAACGCGATAGCTTGAGAATTGAAAGTGCGGATCATTTCGGCTCTTTCAGGCTCAAGTTTAGTTGGCATGTATAAGTTGTAGTACTGATTGCTTAACTTTACAGCCAAGTTTAAATCCATAAATGGATCTGGTGGAGTGTATTCACCCTTTTCAATTATATTGTCAAGAACATAAAGAATACGTTCTTCTCCGCTATTGGCAAGCTTTTCAACTTGCTCAAGGTCAGGGAAGTCAAGCATTCTTCTGCCTTCTTGGATATCAACCATACCACTTTGAATCATTTCGATAATCTTCTGTAAACGTCCGGCTGGGTCTCGTGGTAGACTTGATGAATCAAAACATTGAATAATATAAGTATTCTTTAATAAATCTACTTCAGGTAGGTTAACTTCTCTTGTGCCGTCTTTATTTGGGTATACAGTGGTGTAAGATCCGTCCCGTTCTGCAATGTCTTTTGCAAGCTCGATAATCTGGTAGGCCATGTCAACGTAGAAGTTATCATATCTTTTTGAAAGGGTAGCGAATCTATCAGACTGTAAATCATCATACTCTCGTAAGGCGGCACCAGAATCAAGTCCAGCAGGCTTTTTACTGGCAGCACTGAGGGCTGAGATACCGCTTTGTTGATAGGCGTAATCGACGAGTCTTTGTAATTGGGCATATACTTCAGCAGGCACACAAGGTGCCACTTCATAAACGGGCTTAGTGCCACGATATGTGACAATTGAACCCACATCGTTGTTAAGTTGAGCTTTAACGACTTTGGAGCCATCCTCGACGAAAACACGAGGTACGCCGACAAGATTGATAGAACGGCTGATTGTCATTAAAAGCTTGTTAATTTCTACCTGAGTGCCCATTAGTTGTTCAGCTAAGGACTGGCCAAAGAATCCTAATAGACGTTGGCTATAATGAATAAATACAAAAGGGAACTTTTCTTTGTTATACTCTTCGTCTAATAAGCATACATTTGTGCAGGCGATAATACGTCTACCGTCTTTAGCTTCTGGACCGGAAGGAAGATGCCAGCCTTCGATGACCATAACTTGGTCAGATGCTGTCCTAGAGCTATCACCTGCAGTGTCAGGGAAAGCTTGCTCTGTACGCATAATATCATTACGCTTTTCAGGGAACATCTCAGCTAACACTTCACGGTCAACAAGCTTAAGCTGATACATTTGACGAGGTTCACCGTAAAGACTATCGTTAGGATCTACAAGCAATTCTGTAAAAAGTACTCTTTCTAAATGTACTTGCTTATCTTGACCTTCATAAATCTTTAAACATCCAGTACCTAATACAGCAGCATCTCTCAAAGCCTGTGTACCTAAGTCATAGGCCTTGCTTCTGTAAAACTCACCCATAATGAATGAGTTTAACTGTTTAGCTAGGTTACGGGCTTTGTAATCGCCGTTATCGGTAAGGAAAACGGGACGGGGTTTTGACTGAGTCAAACGGCTCACCAGCGTGTCCACGCAAGATTGTACTACGTTCATAGTAGGACGATCTAGAGGCAGCTGGTTATTCTGGCTCATTCTGTTTAAGCTAGTACCAGCCATCCCGAACAAAGGCATATTCGCATATAAGCGAGAGAAAATAGAAGCTTGTCTATATCTAAATTGTAATTGTTCTTTTAAAAACGCTGCTGTCTCAACAAGCTGAGCTCCACGTTCAGACTTAGACGATCCCTTCCACCATTTGTGGGAAGCATTGCCATCAGGCTTAGACTTAGTCTTTACGACAATAGTCTCACGATCACTCTTTTCTCGTTTTGTAATTTTAGCCATATATTATATAGGTCCGGCTGACCACATCAATATCTCTTCTTCTGTATACTGCGGCTCTTCTTCAGGTACCGCTTCTTCCTTAGCCTTAAGTTTAGACTTAGGAGGAGATAAAGCTTCGATAGTCAGGGACACCTCAGGTGTGGAAATAGATTTGACACTATATTTGTGACAAAGCTTTATTAGTTTTTCAATTTCTTTTAAATCCATTATTTGCCCTGTTTGGGAAATTTAGCTACTCGTCGTTTAGCCATGATTTTTTCTAAACGCTTTTTAGGATTGTATTCCATCATATCGTGAAAAGAGCTTGACTCTCCTTCACCATGCTCTTCTTCTTCTACATCTGGATCAAAGCTTGCATGATGGTTAGAAGTCATTTCACCATAAGGATCGGCTAAAAACTCATCACTATGGAAGACATTACCCATAGGCTCATTCTCAAGCTCATCAATATAGTCAGGTCGGCTCATGTGCTCATCTTCCTCTTCTTCCTCAACTTCGCCGCCTTCAGCAAATTTAGTAGCCTTTAAAAACTTTTCATACTCAACTGGATCTAAAGACATTTTATCGTGTTTCTTTTTCATAATCATTCTTTCGGGAGATACAGCTTCTTCTTTGTGATCAGGATGAAGCTTTTTATTTCGTGGTTCTCCTTCATGTGGGTTTTCTACGCCGGGGACTAATCCACCTTCAGCATAACATCCCATAGCACACTTTACAGGTCCACCGTGGGCGCACATTACTTCGCCACCTTTGGCCATTTTCTGTGCTTTTCGTTTTACAGCGTATGCAATCGCTACAGCTTGTTTTTGAGGTTTTCCGTGTTCCATTTCAGTTTTAATATTTTCTTTAAAAGTTTTTTCAGATTTACCATGTTTTAGTGGCATTTTAGGTCCTTTTACTGCAAATAGCTAAAAAAGCTACTAAAATTGCCTATAAACACACTACCACTCACCAAAGTCATTGTTTTTATTAGTATCTTCTAAATTCTTGAAATACTCTTCTGCCTGCTCTTCCATACGGTTAATTTCTTCTAATTGCCATTCCTTTGATCCATATTTAGGCTTAATAGGCACAGGCGCATGGGTGTAGGAATAGCTTTCTCTCCATGCGTATAAAACGGCTTCGCAAATGTCTGAGTGGAACCTACGGCTAATAACTTTCTTATCGGGCGTACTTTTGTCTAAATCCCATTCCACTCTCATACAGTCATGAGCAAATACTGAATCTTCCTTAGCTTTAAGTCTACCTGTGCGTAAAGCATCATTCATTAATTCTATGTACTCTACTTTCCTAATCTTTTCAGCTGGTTGCACTGATATCTTGTAACGCTTTGATATTTCTTCAGAAATCTTTTTACCTAAACCACCTGTGTCAACTACGATCTTGCTAAAATCGTATTGCATTCTAAGTGTTTCTATTTGTTGAACAAGCTCCGTAATACCTTGATGCTTTGTGACAACTTCTTCGACAAGATAAGTCGAAGGACTAGATTCACTCCAAGCAAGAACACATAAGGCATCAGCGTCATTATAACCCAAGTCAACACCAAGAATGTAATTCCATTTAACGATAGGTAATTCATCATAATCATTTATATGTTTACTATAATGATATACAAGAGAATCTACATCCAACACCCATTTACCAAACCACTCTCTTTGGATACTTGGATTGTCAGCTGTCACACCACGACGTTTTAATTCTTGTTCAAATACTTGCTGATGCGACATCCCAGACTTTTTAGATATGAAAGGATTATCCCAAAAACCCCAAGAATGCTGAGACCAATCTCTGCTGCGGCTACATACATAAAAATACCCACTAGGAAGAACACCAGGAGTACCGATAAGGCAAAGAGTACCGGCATGATCAAGCAAAGCAGGGCCGATAATATCATTAACCAATTCATCAATAAACGAAGGGAATGACTGACATTCGTCAATATAGACTTTTTTGATCGCAAGTCCTCTGAATTTTTCAATTTCACTTTTATCAGCTGCTCCTGTGCAATAGATAGTCGAACCTGAGGGAAAAGTCACAGATAGCTCAGAAGAGTTAAATACGCCTCCCAATCCAAATTGTCTATTTATTTTTTTGAGTTCCGGCCAAACAATCCGCTTAGCATTGCTACGAGAAAGAGTAATGTAAACACAAATAGTATCCTGGTTATTTACAGCAGTGTGAACAAGGTCGGCAGCACAAGACACAGTCTTACCTGCACGGCGTGTTGTAACTGCCACCTTGAATCGGCTAGGGTCTGCAACAAACTTTAATTGCTGATCAAATAGAAAATCCTCAAGCTTAAATGGTTTGCTCTTACGTTTTTTAAGCTCACCTAATACATGTTCAAGATTGGGTTTCATTTAGTAATTCTTTTGCCAGCTTTTTAAGCTCGTCATCCGGTACTGCTGCTAGTTCTTCTTTTTGCTCTTTTTGCGCTTTAGACAAATCTGTCAATAATTTAACATAAGCTACTAAATCACGGGCAGACTTATCCGAAAGCTTCCTAGTAGACACTTCTTGGTAAATGTGATTTATATCACGCTTTACCGCGTCACTAGCTTTTTTGAGCAGTTTGTTTAGATCGTCCACTCTGTACCTCTGGTGCTAAAATTACTGATTTAATATTTGTCAAGGGAATAATAGCACTGATACCACGGCTTTCTACAAGCACTCCATTAGATTCCAAAGACAAAGACACATCAGGATGCTTTTCAGGAAAAATAGAAATAGCACCTAGAACGGATGTTCCGGGGATTGTTATAGCATTAATGATTTCTACTGATTTTACTTTCATACCACTCCTAGACAAAGGGATCAAAATCCCATTCTTTTGGTTTTAACGATCTCCCTACTTTAGTGAGATGCGTACAAACATTTATATTTTGAGGCATAAGCATTTTAGCTATGCCCATTTTTCTCCAAGCTTTCTTTACAAAAAGCCAATCAAGAACATTACCACGGTAGCAAACATAACCAAGAATAACATCAGGATCTTCCTTTAACGCTGCTACTTTGATTGTACAGTATGGGAGCCTTTTTTCCAAAGACACCTTGTAATTGGCAAAGAAAGAATCTTTTTTAATTCTACCAAACCAATCACACCCGTGATACAAGCCTAAAAGCCAGGTGGAATATATCAGAGGTAGGTCTTCTTCCCTAACATCTCTAACCAGGATCATATTTGATGTAACTTGCATATCTTCTAATTATCCTGTTTATAGTGTTAGTATGTAACTCTACCGCTTCCGATATTTCCTTAGCAGGTCTACCTTCACAATGCATCTTCCAGATTTCTTTATCAATCTTACGTTTGAATTTAAAATCATGAAGCATTTGACCGGCTAATTCAAAATACCTCTGCTTTTCCAAAAAGGATTGGGGAGTCCACATTTGTTGAAAATGAAAACTATCCCAATGAATTAACGGATGGCCCGGGACATCGCTGTTTTCGATATCCTTAAAGCCTTTATCCGCTAACTTTTTGTACCACTTCTTCTGTAGCTTTTGAAATTCCTTCTGCGTCATTTGCTTGCTCTTTCTTTGGCGCTTTGTCAGGATGCATCAGATAAAATGCTAGCTCGTTTGCTTTAGCTTTTCTCATCATTTTGCCTAGAAGGTCTGCGTCAAACGAATCTTCATTTTGAGGCAAATGTTGGACAAAAGCTGCAAATAGCTTTTTGGTGTCGGCATTAACTTCAAATCCTTGTGAGGATAGAAATTGCTCAGCCTGTGCTTCAAAAGCTTCTGGGGTTTGAGCTAACTTAGTCAGTCTGGCTTTCCGAAACATTCTCAGCTCCTTGTTGGGATTGTTCTTTTTGTTGCTGTGCTTTTTTAAGCTCTACATATTCTTTGTTAACGTCAACAAGTTTATTGTTAATATCAACAAGAGCAATCTTCATTTGCTCGATTTGATACTGAAGCTCACCAGCTTTAGTACACAAATCAATGTAGTCTTTCTTCAGTTGTTCCTCTGATCTCATTAGTTTTACTCCTTTTGCCTTAAGTGCTCTGCGTTGTTTTCTATTCAACTTCATATATGTATTATACCAAATTAGACTTAAAAAGTCAATAAGTATTACGCCGCTTACATAATATATATAATAATTGTGGCGTATTACTAAGTTACATATGTAGTTATTATACCAGTATTTTTTAGCTTGTCAAGTACTATTTTATAAGTAGTTGATATTATTACGATCAAAATTCTTGACAAATAATTCTTGTTTTTGTAAAAACGTTATGTTAATATACAAACATAACAGGAGGTACTATGGAATTAAATATTGGCAGATTGATTGATTGGGATGGCGAAGAAGGTCTTATCGAGGACGAACAAGGTGACGTTATACGCGTTACTTTCGAAGACTTCAATCCACATGACCTAAAACATGTTGTAGTCGGTTCTACTGTTATTATTACAGAGAAAGGCTACTTAGAGCTTACTTCACAAAGCTTTTCGCATTACCTCGAAGAGCCTTTTGATGAATTAGCTTTTATGGATGATTCTGATGATTCTGAAGAAGATAGTTGACTTTTTGTTTTGTTTGAGGTATAATAGTATCTATGAAATTGACAAATAAGTTAAATCTTCCTCAGCCAATAGTTAAAGCCGTGTCTAACGATGGTTACAGCAGCGGCGATTGTGATATCTCTGTCACGTCGCTGCTGAAGCCACCACAGATGCGAACACTTGAGCTTCGTCATGAAGATCAACTTACTGAAGATGTATCCGATAGAATTTGGAGCTTACTCGGTCAAGTTGTACATGGTATTCTTGAAAGAGCTGAAGAGACAGCTATTGCTGAGCAAAGACTTGTAATCGAAGTAGAAGGTTGGAAAGTCAGCGGACAAATGGATAGATTTCTTTTGAAAGAAGGAATTCTACAAGATTATAAGTTTACTTCAGTATACAAAGTAAGAGATGGTGTTCCAGAAGAGTATGCTAAGCAATTAAATATCTATGCCCATATTCTTCGAAAACATGGTAAGACAGTAAACAAATTGCAGATTGTAGCTATATTGCGTGATTGGTCTAAGAATCAATACATGCGTGAAGGAGATCCCTATCCGGCACATCAAGTAGTACTGCTAGACGTGCCGTTAATCCCTGATGAAGAGGTGGCAGCTTATGTGCGTGAGCGCGTGTTGGTGCACAAAGAGGCCGCCTCTCTTCCCTCTGATCAATTACCAGAATGTTCAGCGGAAGATCGATGGGCAAAACCTGATGTATGGGCTTTGATGAAGAAAGGGCAAAAGAAAGCCGTAAGACTTACTCAAAGCGAAGAGGCAGCTAAACTAGCATTAGAAGCTGCTGGGCCTAACCATAGCATCAAGTTTAGACCAGGAGAAAGCACACGTTGTAAGAGCTACTGTTCTGCAGCACCTTTCTGTGAGCAATATAAACGTATGAAGAAAGATGAGGATGAAGAATGAAAATTAAAACAGATGACTTGAGAATGTTAATGGATTATATGGAAAAAGAGCTAGTAGAAGAAGTGGACATCTCTGAAGTAGCAGCTAACTTTGCCATATACGCTACTTTTTCAGACATTGAGGGGCGTGAATGCGAAATCACACTATATGACTCTATTCGCGATATGCGTCCTGATTTGACTAAAAAAATGCAATTAAGAACACGAATTAAAAAAGGAGATACATAATGAGTGATGGTATGACAGAAGTATTTAGACATAAGAAGATTGTTAGAAAGAAAATTAACAAATATGTCACTTTATTCTTAGATAAGAATGATGACATTGTTATTATTGAAAACACAATAGGAGGACCTCAACTTACAAATCGAATTTATTTAAAGGTTAAAACTTTTAATAAGATCATAAAAGCTTTAAAAGGAATGACTAATGGATTTTAAACATGAAATTAAATTACATTTGTTTGGAGCTGCTTTACAGTCTATCATAACTAGAGAGGGTGGACTACTTGTAAAAACTCCTAGACAAATTGCTGAAGAAGCTATGAAGTATGCTGAAGCTTCTACTGATGTATGGTTTGCTAATTTAGCTTCAACAAAGGATAAAAATGATGAGCCCGCTTAAGTTAGGATTGATGGTATATGCACTTGTATTAGGATTTGTACTTGTAAGAGCATTATTAACTGCTATACATTACAAAATAGTAATATCTCTACTAAAAGAGGATATTAAGGATCTTATTAAACCAAAGGAGAACAAAGATGAGTAAATCAAACACATCTAGTGCTGGTGGCAATTGGGCTACACGCACAAAAACAGCAACTAAATCAGTACCTCTTTCAAAGAGCACTGGTGATCGTGGAGAACGCCGTACAGCGGTTGTAGAATCTTTCACGCCTAAGTCTTACAAGACTGGAAGTTTTGGCGTAGAAGTGAAATATTCTGTAGCTGGCTTGCAGCGTCCTGTGTACGAAAATATTGTCTTGACAAAGCTGTCTGACAATGGTACTATGGAACCTACGAAATATGGTGAAAGTAATCTTAAACGAAGACTTCAGGCATTCGGATTGGATAGCGAAGCTATTAACGCATTCCCGATTCCTAAGTCTCCTAAAGATGCTGGTAACGAAGCGTATGCACTTTCCGGCGCTCCCGTTGCCATTTACCTGGTAGACGAGGAATACCTTGGAAAGCCAACTAAGCGTGTTCGAGCGGTATTCCCTGCTGAAGGGTAACTTATAGCCGTGAATGTGAATCGGCTCGATAGCCGTGGTCCCGGGCTTATACGGGACATTTTACTTACATGAATTATAAAATTATAAAATCAGTAAGAGAATTAAACGAAGTACTTGTCGAATGGCAAGGTCTTCTAGCATGTGATATCGAGACACATCCAGGGCATATTTTAGGAATATCACTTGCACCGGAAAAAACAAAGAACGGCGTAGTAGCTGTTTACATACCATTAAAAGTTTATGACAAAGAGACGAATACGTTTATTGAGGCTTGCGATAAAGACTTGGCACATCATATTGGAAGTGTGTTATTGGATTATCGCTTGGTTGGTCATAATTTTACTTACGACAAAAGCCATATAGACAGGCAGTATAAAGTAGACACTCAATGGGCAGCAGATACCCGTATTATGTGGCACTTAGCGTCAGCACCAGCAGGTCCCAGGCCGTATGGGCTTAAAGATGCCCAAGTGGAGCTGCTGGGCTACGCAGAGAAAGGTAATACAGAGCTAATAGCTAATATAAAAGCAAATGGAGGTAAAGGAAAAGGCGAAGACATGCATTTAGCTGATTTAGAAGTATTAGCTAAATACGCCGCTTTAGATGCCCACTCCACTATTGAATTGTATAAGAAATTGTCACCATTTTTTGATACCAATGATTATTGGTGGATGTTAGAAAAAATGATGCAGTATAATATTTTGCTGCAGAAAAATACAGACCTTGGCGTAACAGTTGACGTTCAAGGGTTAGAAAAATCACATAATAGATTATTAAGGGTGAAAGAAGCTGCCAAGGTTAGATTCCAAAAGGAGCTAAAGAATGAAATTGCGTCCCTCGAAAAAGACTGGGCAGATCGTAGAATTGCCGAGTATAAACGAGAAAGTAACAAGGCTTGGTATGCTAATCATCCAGAAAAATGGGAAAGGTTTAACCTCAATTCTGACTCGCACAAAAGGGAATTGTTTTTTGAAAAGCTCGGCCATACTCCCACTAACTTCACTGAATCAGGCAAACCTAGTGTGGATGGGGACAGCATCAAACGAATCCCAAGTAATTTTGTGGAGGCTTACTTAAAATATGAAAAAGCTAACACCTTATCTACTAATTTCTCTGGACCTTATTTGTCAAGTTGTGGAGATGGTAGGCTCCATCCTGGTTTTAACATTTGCGGGACTGTGTCATATCGTCTCAGTGGTTTTAAGCCTTATCTTCTTAACGCCCCTTTTGATGAAAAAGTTATACTTAAAAACCTTAAATGTGATGAAGGCTATGTTGGGGTACACGCGGACTTATCGGCAATCGAACCAACAATTACGGCGCATTACAGTGAAGATCCCTCACTCCTCAAAGTCTTCAGGGACGGGTTAGGTGATATTTATCTTGACTTAGCTTTAGAGCTATTTAAGAATGACAAGGAATTGCACTATGGGTATAATCCTAATATACCAATCACAACGGAAGTTAAAGAGAGATTTGCTAAGCAGCGTAAAGTCGCTAAGGTTATTCAGCTTGCAGTACAGTATACAGGTACAAAACACACAGTGGCTAAAAACCTTACAAAAGAAGGCATACCGACTACTGTCGAACAAGCAGACGAATACGTAAAAGCTTATTGGCGTAAGTTTGACGCTGTCAAAAAGTTTAACTACCAATTACGGGAAGTTAATAGAGATCAAGGTTATCTTAGAAATGTAATAGGGAGGATAATACGTGTACCCGATCCGGAATATAAAGACTTATCTAACAGATTTATACAAAGTAGTGCGCACGACGTACTCGTACTATGGGTGCTTAGTATCTACCGGCGTTGCAAAGAGGAAGGCATTGAAATCAAGCCTATCCTACTTGACTGTCACGATAGTACCAGCAATCAAGTACCTAAAGAGCAAGCCAAAAGACTCAGAGAAATATATGGAGCCACCCTCAACGTTTTAAATCATGAGTTAGGCTTGTGTGTAAAAATTAAAGCAGAAGCAAAGACTTTTAATACCTTAGCAGGTTTAAAAAACGAAGAAGAATAATAATTGACATTATGATAAAGGTTTGTTATAATGTTTTAACAATGGAGAACAAATGAAAAGACGATCTGGAAAACAATTAATAATGGAATTAATCCCCTTAGTTCTGTTATCGATAATGTTAGGAATGTGTGTTAAATCTCGTGGTTCAGAAGTAATTATGTTATCTGAGGAAAACACAGTAGCTTTAAATATGCCTATTTTTGGGCCTACCGTAGCCACTGTGCAAGAGCAATTGTTAGAAAAAGACAAGAACCTGAGAAAAGGTAAGCCTATTTATCTTGTTTTGAATTCCCCTGGTGGAAGCATTCAAGATGGTCTTAACATGATTGAAGTGGCTAAAGGATTGGGACGTCCTGTCCATACTATCAGTCTTTTTAGCGCAAGTATGAGCTTTGTTACTAGCCAAAAGCTTAATGACAGGCTTGTTACAGACGCCACTATTATGATGAGCCATAGAGCATCCGTAGGAGGAATCGGCGGTAATATCCCAGGTTCATTTCTTACATTTGCTAACTTCCTAGCTAAGTATCTTTCCGATATTAACAAAGGAATTGCGCAAAGATCCGGTATGACTTTGGAAGCTTATGAAAAGCTTGTAGCTGATGAATTATGGATGAATGGTGATGAAGCTATCCGACTTAAGTTTGCTGACCGTAAAGTTAACTTAAAATGTGATAAATCTTTGTCAGGGTACGGTCCTGTTCAAGAGCTTAGTCTTGGATTCTTTTCTGTAAAGTTGCAATTTCACAAATGCCCTATGATCACTGCTCCTAAGTTTGCCGGTGGAGATCAGTACATAGCTAATTTGTTAGCAAACGACAAAATTGAATTCATTAACCGTTATAAACATTTACTTCAGTAAGGAGGAATCGTGTGGACTACATCTATAGTCTTTACTCTGCTACCGCTAATTATGGCTCTAGCCCTCATTTTCTGGTACTCAGTGAGATTAACAGCGAAGGGTTTTGCTCTCTCTACCAGGTTACGAAGGGAACCGCAGAGGCGATTGAGCAGGCAGGAACTACTAAGGGATTTAAAGGTGTTGTATGGTCAGAAAGGCTCTGGCTCGACTTCGACAACGAAGACGCCGCCCGAAGGGCCTCTAGCAAGTTGAAAGGAATGGGATACGATTATGTATGTTATACGACTGGTAATAGGGGTTTGCATTATGGCATTCTTCGCCATAATAAACCTAGCCATCTTTTGCCTGCACTCGATAAAGCTTGGGTTAAAGCGAATTTCCCAGAAGCAGACATCTCGATCTACACCCATTTACATCCGTTCAGAATACCGGGAACCCGACACGAAAAAACTGGAAGAAGAAAGGAACTCATCTCTGCTAGCCCTGGAATACCTCTCGTGCTTCCCCCACTTAAAAAAGAAGAGATGCAAATTAGTTCACCTGGACAAATCGAAGGAAAGAGCATATTTGATTGTTTTCATGTGATGGCAAACACTGTACCAATTACTAGTGGACAAAGACATGAGACTATGGTAAGATTGCTGTATGCTCTTAAAAACGATGCAGGCGTACCAATGGACATAGCAATGTGGTGGACAGCAGAGTGGAACAAGATGCTGAGTGAACCGAAGGAAGAGCATGAAATCGAAAAAGCCGTACGATCAATATACGAAAGATGAAATTGATAAATATCGATTTCAGTTTATAAAAAACACTCTACGACGAGCCAGCTATAGATGGCCTTGGCGAAGCGTAGCGACTAAACGAGCATGGCTCGAATGGGGAAAGTACCAATGCGAAAAATGCAAAAAAGTAGTCCCGGCAAAAGAAAAGCAACTAGACCACACTCTGCCCGTAGTGGACATAAAAAAGGGATTCGAAGGTTGGGACAAGTACTGCGAGAGACTGTTCACCGACTCCTCGGGCTTCAAGGTCCTATGTTTAGAGTGCCACGAAAGCAAAACAAAAAGGGAAAACACATTACGAAGGAAGTATAAAAATGAGTAAAGTATTAGTCATAGCTGATACGCAAGCACCTTTTATACATCAAGATTATCTTAAGTTTTTAAAGGCAGTACAGAAAAAGTATAGTACTACAATTACTATACACGTAGGTGATTTAGTTGATCATCACGCTTTAGGCGATTGGGATCACGATCCAGATGGGTTTAGTGCCGGTCAAGAGCTTAAAGAAGCTATTAAACAACTTACACCTTTCTATAAAGCATTTCCCAAGATGCTTGTATGTAAAGGTAATCATGACGAGCGTATCTTTAGACGAGCCATGAAGTATGGAATCCCTCGGGCGTATTTAAGAGAATACAGAGATTTTCTCAAGGCTCCAAAAGGGTGGAAATGGCTTGATAAGGTAGAAGTAGACAATGTAGTGTATAAGCATGGTCTTGGGTACTCAGGTGTCCAGGGAGCTATAAACGCCGCTAAGGACGAGCTTAAATCGTGCGTTATAGGTCATTTACACGCTGATGCTGGTGTGTTGTTCTGGGCCAATTCCCAAGTGCTATTATTCGGTATGAATGTAGGCTCAGGAATTGATAAAGATGCTTATGCTTTTGAGTATGGAAAGCACATGCGTAAAAAGCCCATCCTAAGCTGCGGAGTTGTTATTGATGGCAATCCCGTGCTTGTCGTAATGCATCTTAACAAAAGAGGACGTTGGACGGGTAAGTTATGAAATGGCTAACTGAACTAAAGCTAACACTCACTCAATGGATAGTTGTATCTTTATCTATAATTGTGGGCGTATTACTAGTAGTTTTTGATCTTAAAAACAAAGAACTACGTGCAGCTAAAGTTAAGTTAGCAGAGAAAGAGCTTGACATAGCTATAGCTAAAGATTCAGCTAAAATTAAACAAAAGAAGAAAAAGCTAAAAGAAGCTAAAAATAAATTGAAGGAGGTAATGTGAAAGTGAAATACCATAAAAGTCTACCTATAGTTGTTATTGAAGCAATTGATCATTGCATGGACACTCCTCGCAATTTGAGAGAAGATGTGATGAAATTTCACGTTACAGGCATTTTGTTTGCTGAGACTAAGGATGCTTGGTATCTAGCAAGCTGGTTATTTATGAAAGACATCAATGATGCCAATAATGAAGGCTTTATGATTGTCAAAACTCCTGGTGCTAAATTAACCGTATTAGGGCATGTAAATAATGAATAAACTAATAATTACATTATGCTTAGTATCCCAGCTAGCTTTAGCTGAATCTAAAGAATGTAAAGATTATGTTAAAGCTTGCGAAGAGACTGTAGCAGCTCAAGATAAAGCTATTGACAATTTAAAAAAATCTGTTAAGATACTTAAAGAAGAGTTGGAACAGGCCGAAAACAAAACTCCTAGTTGGGTAGTGCTTGTAGGAGGGATAGCAATCGGCGTAATACTAAACTCTACTATAAGGAGATAACATGCTTAGATACTTTATTGTTTTAGCGCTATTCTTAGCCAATGTTGGATGCGGAAGAAGCGTATGGCCTGCTCACATTAAGTTTAATTCTAATACAATGAGCCCTGATGTAACTTTTGTTCTTACTCAGTATGTAAAAGACTTAAATAAACTAATGGATCAAAAGGTGTTAAAGTTTGATTCAGACACCGATCCTGATTCTCTTAGGTCTTACACTATCTTTGTAAAACTAGCTTTAGAAGATGTAGAGGGTAATAAAGCTGGTATAGCTGAGGTAGGTCCTTATGATTGTTTTATTACAATCTATCCTTTAGCTTATAGGTCTGATATTGTTAAGACTGTGTTATGGCACGAAATTGGCCATTGTGTTGGGTTAAGGCATATTGACGTGGGAAGAGAGATTATGTCCCCTGGTGTGGGACATTTTAGCTCTTATCCTGAGCAAAAGATTAGAAATTTCCGAAATGAATTCTTATTAATGTTTAGACTTCTTCAATAAGGTGATCTAAATGACTGATTCAAAGAATAAGTATTGTTGCGCAGGAAAGACTAACTTATACGAAATGTGCGCTTACTGTTATAACTCTTTCTTTGCCGATCCTGATGCCTTTGTGCCTCAAGATGAGTACGATTCTTACCATGATGCTGGTATATTTACGCCACCTGTATGCGAATGCGGTAGCGAAGCTGCAGGAGGAACTACTCATAGTCACTGGTGTCCCAAGAGCCCTTCATGAGGATTATAGGTGCTAAAAACAAACAAGACCTCACTCGTGGGGATGAGGAAGCTTTAATAAGAGCTGTGTACGAAAGCACGTCTTTGCATAACATAAAGAATATAAGGTTTATCAGGTCTATACTTGAAAACCTGTTTATCTTTAGAGAGGATCAATATGACCTGTTAATGCGGCGTATTAAGAAGGAATTCGATAAAGGGAGGATAAGTGAAGATTAACTGTAAAGAATGCAAGGAGGAGACAGAACATGTGGACCAAGGTAGCGATATTCGTCCTGACCGTAGGTTTTATTGTACAGTGTGTAGGAACACCAACCCAAAACCATTGCCCAAAGACGAGGATAACAAACAGGACAAAAAGGTGGACCGAAAACGATCAAAAGGTCTTAGAAAAAGCTAAGATTAGATGCAAGGAGATTTATAACGACGCTCCTTGTTTAAAAAGATTTGAAAAGTTAGAAGAGTTGAGGTATACTGCTAGGTGTGGAGTGACAAATGACTGAAATTATATTTATTTGGCCTGGGGTTTTTCAGGTTTGGCAAGACGATGTCCTAATCTACGAAGGAACCTCTTATAAAATGGCTCAACTAGCCACAGTACCGTTCTAAACAGGAAATACTTAAACATCATTACAGAACATGGCCTTTTCAGCGGCTCGGCGCTTGACTAGGCCATTTAGCTTTTGGCCTCCGGCATACACCCACTTATCAAACTCATGGGAAGCAGCATTTTTCTTACCTTCCCTTAAAAGCTTATACATAGTGCTCTTTTTAAAGGCTCCTATGCCTATATTGTATATAAAACATACAAGGGCATCAAATTCATACTGCTTTAGCTTGTTTTCAAATAGATTGGTAAGCTCTAAGCCTATATCTAGGACGTGGGCCATTAATAGGTAATCGGCTGTCCTTTGCGTTATAGTGAGCCCAAATTGAATGCCTTTGCCTGTGGTACCCCATCCTATGGTCCATACCCCAGCAGAGTCCTGGTAAGCTTTTAAACGGCAAGATTCAAACCTTTTAATTAGGTTTATAGCCCTTTCGGAAGGAATCATTTTTTATCTGATTGATTAAGCTTGTCTATAAGCATGTGAATAATGGACATGCCTGAGATACGCTCAATATTCTCCATTACACTTTTAAGCTCGGTAAGTCCTATAAAACCGGCTAAAACTTTGACAATAGGAACCGCATCTCCTGTCATATATTGCTCGGTAAGGAACCCTAGCATAATGACGGCCTCATACACAGTCGTTTTAATGATTGTGCGCTTAAGTCCCGAAGAGGTGATCCTCTTCTTCTCCTTTCTAGCCGCCATTATGCCTGAAATCAAATCCACCACAGTAAGCACCATTACGGTGATTAGTGTAGCCTTAATGGGCATAAACACCATTGCTATAGAAGCTAAGAATGCTGTAAACTTTTGCATTAGGAAAATGTTACCGTCTCAGAAGAAGTTGAAGTGGCTGTAATAGTGTATATCTTATAGCCAGGTACAGATGTGCTCACTGAGCTTGTCACACCTGCTGAGAAAGTAGCTGTACGTGTATCGGGAATTTTTAGTATAATTACGCCCGAGCCACCATTAGATCCCATAGAGTTATAGCCACCGCCTCCACCGCCTCCGGTGTTAGCAGTGCCTGCTGTATTGCTAGCTCCTGAAGCATTTCGTCCGTTACCGCCTCCACCTGTGCCACCTGTTCCACCTGCGCTGGCTCCCCCGCCTCCTCCACCGCCTGCATAATAAACAGCAGAACCTGTGATAGAGCTTTGACTACCAATACCGCCATTTCCTCCGCTATTACCTGCTCCATTGCCTCCAACTGCACCAGCACCGCCACCGCCACCTGCTGCTGTAGCTCCGTTAACAGCTAAACCTCCGTTATTACCTTGGGAAGGAGTACCACTGCCTGGTGTACCTGAAGCGTAAGAACCGCCATCTTCTGTTCCGGCACCGCCGCCACTTCCACCTGATCTACCGTCTTTGTTAGCAGTGCTAAAAGCTCCACCACCCCCGCCGCCTGCGGAAGTGATTAGGTCAAATACAGAATTTCCACCGTTAGTGCCTTTGTTTGAGGCAGCTCCACCTGTACCGCCTGCTCCAACGGTTACAGTATAAGGTATGTTTAGACTGACTGTATAATCTACATCAGTCCTAAATCCACCAGCTCCCCCTCCACCAAAGTCACCTCCACCGCCGCCTCCGGCGACGACAAGGTAATCTAGCTTTAGGCCAGCTTCAATCTTTCTAGCAGCTATAAGCCTTAGAAGATTCATATTAGTATCCTAGGGCGTAAGTACCGTAATAGCTTGTACCATCATAAAATAGATTTATAATATCTACATTACCAGTAGTGTTAGAAAGGGTAGGAGCCCCCGCTGCACCCCATTTTACGCTTACTGGGAACGTAATAGTTCCAGGAGTAGCGCCCTGTACAATTTTGAGCAAATATGCTCCACCGGTGACAGGATTAGAGAGGGTGAGGACAAGAGGGCCTGCTGCATTGATAG